ACAAGAAGTCCTCAGTGCATTAGGACCCGCCCAAGCAGAGGAACTGAAGTACAACTGGCCTTTCTGGGCTAGACGTGATCAGTTAGAGCCAGAGGGTGATTGGGACTTTTGGGTATTTAATGCTGGTCGGGGAGCTGGTAAGACTCGATCAGGGGCCGAGTGGGTAAGACACAAGGTCAAACAGGGCTTTAAGCGTATTGCTTGTGTAGCTCCCACTAAAGGCGATATTAGACGTGTTATGGTAGAAGGGGAATCAGGACTCCTAAACGTATGTTGGGAACACGATAAGACCTACCGAGGGGCCAAACTAGGGTATCCTAACTGGCTACCTACTAATAACACAATGACATGGGAGAATGGAGCTAAGGTAGAGTTCTTCTCCGCAGAAGACCCAGAGCGTTTACGTGGTCCACAGTTCCACGCAGCATGGGCAGACGAAGTCGCAGCATGGCGTAACCAACAAGACGTATGGGATATGCTACAGTTTACACTGCGCTTGGGACGTAAGCCACAAGTTATGGTGACTACCACCCCCAAACCTACCAAGCTGATGAGGCACTTACTTAGTAATGAGCGTTCCCATGTCACTCATGGTTCTACATTCGACAACGCTGCTAACCTTGCTACTCCGTTTCTTGAAGGAATTAAGAAGGAATACGAAGGTACACGCTTAGGTAAGCAAGAACTCTACGCTGAAATGCTAGAGGAAGCCGATGGGGCCTTATGGTCTACCGAGATACTCGATGCTTGTGAGGTAGAACAGAAAGACATCCCCGAACTTAACAGGATTGTAGTTGCACTAGACCCTGCGGTAACTGCTAACTCAGAGTCTGACATGACTGGTATTGTAGTTGCAGGGGTAGATGTTAATGGAATAGGTTATGTCCTTGAAGATGCCACGGATAGATATAGTCCTGCAGAATGGGCAGCAAAGGCTATCTCGCTGTACCAATCGTATAGTGCTGACCGTATCGTTGCCGAACGCAATCAAGGCGGTGAAATGGTACGTCGAACGCTTGAAGCAGAAGACGAAACAGTTCCTATCAGGCTTGTACACGCTTCTAGAGGAAAAATGGCAAGGGCTGAACCTATATCTGCACTCTATGAAAGAGGCCGCGTCAGGCATGTTAAAGGTCTTGACGAGCTGGAAACGCAAATGAGAACTTGGGAGCCGCTGGGATCAGTAGGCTCCCCTGACCGTTTAGACGCATGTGTATGGGCATTGACCGATCTAATGCTCAACGGAGTGAATAACCCCACTGTACGACTCTCTTACGCTTCCGCAAAGGGCTTAAATGAGAACAATATATACTTGGGGTAATATCTGACGTAGATAAGACTCCTTCGTAGGATAACCAATGAAAAAGCTAAGTGAAGAGTTAGGTAAGGTAGAGTTAGGTCAAGGCGGCTCTAACACTAAAGATGGTACAATCCGTGCAGACGAGTTCTTACCTGAACTTAAAGGCAAGCGAGCAATTCGCAAGTTCCGTGAGATGCGGGATAACGACAGTACTATCGGTGCTGTTATGTATGCTACAGAGCAAGTATTACGTGATGTAGACTATTATGTAGAACCAGCCAATGATTCCGATGAGGCTAAGAAGGAGGCAGACTTCGTTAAGAGTGTTCTAGAGGATATGGAACATACCCTAGATGATCACATCTCTGAAGCGTTGTCTCATTTGACTTTTGGATTCTCGATCTTTGAGGTGGTCTACAAGCGGAGACGCGGTCCAGACTTCCGAGCAGGTAAGAAATACTCTAAATATACCGATGGCCGCATCGGAGTACGCAAACTTGCGTCTCGCGCACAATGGACGATTGAGCGATTTGATGTGGACAAGACAACAGGAGATGTCCTGGGTGTCCGCCAAGAGCAAAACTACGGAATTAAGAGCCTTTTCATACCGTCTAACAAGATACTACACTACAAGACGACGAACACGAACAACGACCCATCTGGACGCTCTATCCTACGGAATGCATATTCTTCTTACCAGTATCTTAAGAACCTTCAGAACATCGAAGCGATAGCAGTAGAGCGTGAGTTACATGGTGTCCCAGTTGGTCGTATTGCCGCAGAGTACTTAAGTCCAGATGCCACAGCAGACCAAGCCTCAGTCCGAGCACAGATGGAGAAGATTCTACGTGACCTTAAGTTTAATGAACAAGGTTATGCGCTTCTTCCTTCTGATGTCTATCGTGATGCTGATGGGAAGCCTACTAATCAACGTATCGTGGACATCGAACTTATCGCATCAAATGGCTCTCGAAACATTGATATTAACCCCATTATCAATCGTTATCAGCATGATATTGCTCGTAGTGTTATGGCTGAGTTTCTAATGCTAGGAGCAGGGGCTAATGGCTCTTATGCACTGTCTAAGTCTAAAACTGACTTATTCCTACGATCTATGGAGTCTTATATTAACTCTATCTTTGACGTGTTGAATACACAATTGGTCAGACCACTGTGGCATCTTAACGGTCTTAACTTTGACCATATGCCAAAAGTCAGAGCAGGTGATGTAGCTCCACACGATCTACGTGAACTAGGTGCATACTTGAGAAACCTAAACGGCGCAGACATTAGCCTAGCAGATCAGACAAGCATTGTTAATGCCCTTCTAAGAAATGCTGAGCTACCTGCACTAGACGAAGGGGTTTATGCAGAGAGCCGAGGGTTCGCACAAGAAAAAGAAAGAGCTTTGGCTGACTATTACGATGGACCTGACGATAACGTAATAATACCTAAAGCTCCAGAAGAAGGTTAATCCTATGGCTAGTTTAGCAGACAGAGTATTCGACAACGGCCTTACAGTGCTTGATACCGAAGCAAATCGTATTGATATTACCTCACAAGAGGTTACGACATACACAGAAGCGACCAGTACCTACACTTTAGGCAATTCTACGTCACTTGCTATTGGCGCACCTGCTGATCGCTCTGGTGGTGGTCGTGAAGTTACAGTTTCAGCTATTTCAGACGGATCAGTAAGCTCAACAGGCACTGCAACCCATTATGCTGTTGTTGATACCGCAAACTCTCGTTTACTCGCTACAGGCTCTCTTAGTGCATCACAATCAGTAACTTCTGGTAACACCTTCTCTCTAGGTTCGTTTACTATCGGTATCCCTGATCCTGCATAGGTAAACAATGACGCAATTTAAGTACCCTTTACGTACTAAAGTGACAACCACCTCAACTGGCACTGGGAGTGTTACTCTTGGCAGTGCTGTTGATGGATACCAGAGTTTTTCTGATGCGCTTTCTGATGATTGCTTTGTAAAGTATACTATAGAGGATGCTAACGGCAACTGGGAAGTAGGCACTGCGTATGTTACTGTTTCTACCAACACATTAAATCGTTTCAGCGACACTCACGTAGATAAAAGTAGTTCTGGCAGTAGTCGTATTGATCTTAGTGGTGATGCGGTGGTTTACGCCACAACCTCGCACGAAGAAGTTGCTAGTCGGCAGTTACTGACAAATGGCACTGTGAGCGATCAATCTTCCCTTTCTTACGGTTGGCGAGCAGGAACGAGTGGGAGTCTTAGTAGTAACGCACGTTCTACTTTCAGTAAGTATGAACTTTTACTAGATCGCCTTACTCCTGTTTCGGATGCTAAACTTTACTTGAGAATAAGATACGGAAGCTCATATTACAGCAACTCCACATCTAGCAGCTCGATTTATCAAGGGCAGTATATAGAAACTAGTGGTTCAACAGATTATGCTCAGGCCACAACGGCAAGCGTTCACCACTTGAGTAGATACACAAATGTTGGTGGTGGCACTTATGAAAGTGGCTGGTCTGGAAAAATAACATTTATGGTAGACAGAGATGAGTATGGCGTTACTCAGTACCAGCAAATTAGTTCCCTTGGTGGCTACATAAGTTCTTCTGGCTACCCAATAACTCACCACGCATTCACTGAGTATGGATCATCAACAGTTGATATTCAAGGTTTCTATTTATACGCCAGCACAGGCAACTTAGATACTGGCAAGTGGAGCTTGTACGGTGTGAGGGACTAACATGTCTGAAGAAGTAGAAGAAACAGAAGCCGAAGCCAAGTACATTGATCCTGCTGAACTGGAAAGAATAGAGGCGATGGACGTACGTTGGGAAAGAGATCGCCTACTTAAAGAAACTGATTGGTGGGCTGGCTCAGATCACACAATGTCACAAGAGCAATCTGACTATAGGGTAGCTCTAAGAAATGTTCCACAGCAAGAAGGCTTTCCGTTTGAGATAACTTGGCCTACTAAACCTTAAGGAGTTAAATCATGGTAGGCTTCAGCCCACTAGGTTCTTCTCCTCTAGGTGATGATGGTGCAGAAAGCGTAGAAAACTACGATTTAACTGCCAATAACATTACCTCTGGAACACCAGAAGCTAATAACGCCACTTTAACTCAAGGCCACTCTCTAACCCCGAACTCAGTAGAAGCTCAAGCACCCTCTGTTTCCACTGCTGCCCTTACTCAAGATCATTCTCTTGTTGGCAATGTAGTAGAAACCCAAGCACCCTCTGTTTCTACTGTAGCTCTTACCCAAGACCATAGCCTCACAGCCTCTAATTTAGCTACAGGAACGCCAGAAGCTAATCAGGCTACCCTGACTCAAGATCATGGTCTTACCGCATCAGCAGTCCTCACAGGCTCTCCTACGGTATCTGATGCAGACATAACTGAAGATGAAGTCTTAAGTACTGGCTCTTTAGTTTTAGGTAGCCCCTCTCTTGGTTCTCCATCTCTCTCACAGGATCACAGTCTTACTGCCAACAATATCACTACTGGCAGACCCAGAATACAGAATGCCAGCGACCCAGAAGCGGTAGTAGCTCAAGAAGTACAGGAAATAGAACAAATGATCGGTGGTTGGACAAGAAGAGCATACGAGGTTCCTGACGGAAGACTTGTCCAAGGTGAGCGTGAAATTCAACAGACTTATGGAGATAAAGTCTCGATTGACCGTAAGGCTAAGTCTCTAATCAAGTTTGGTCGTTCTGCTCAGTTAGGTACAACAAGTTTAGAAACAGTTTGGACAGTGGGTGGTGATGAAGTATACGTTACAGACAACACTATTTCCCACGTATCCTCTTCTTCTGGCTCTGACACACAAGAGGTTACTATTGAAGGTCACACGATAAGTGATGGAGAGTTTACCTTCGTTGTACAAACCGCAACGCTAAGTGGTCAAACCAAAGTTGCCTTAGACACAAGCCTCGCTCGTGTATCTCGTATATACAACAGTGACAGTACAGAACTTGTTGGTCGTGTTGTTGTATACGAAGACACAACTATCTCAGGCGGTGTTCCTACAGACGAAACTAAGATACATATTGATATTCCTGCAGGGTTCCAACAGTCATTCAAAGCTGCAACCACATTCAGTAAGAATGACTATTATATAATCACTGGTTTCTATGGTGCAGTGAGTGTTAAGCAAGCAGGTGCCGTAGACTTTTACTTAGAGATAAGAAACGCAGGTAAGGTTTTCCGTCAAGCTGGTTGCTTTACAGCGTCTTCTACAGGTGGACCATCTGATGTGTCTATAGACCCACCATTGATTGTACCTAAGAATGGTGACATCCGTATACGCTGCGAAACAGAAACGAATAATGTTGTAGCCTTTGGCATATTCAAAGGTTATCTAGCGAAAGTACTCTAATGCCTTATTCCAGTAATGCAGAACTTCCTAAAGCGGTACGTCAAACTGTACCAGAGGATAAGCATACTCAATTCCGCCGAGTGTTCAACTCAGTCTACGAAGACACAAAGAGTGAACAACGTGCCTTTCAGTCAGCTTGGTCTGCAGTAAAGAAACGTCAGATGGACGATGACATATTTACTACCCCGGCAGAAGCTCGTAGCCGTTCTTTCATGCTAGGGTTTGATGGAGACATCCACACTCATGAGGTAGGTGCTGTTGTGTACTACATGCCAGGTAAAACTCATGATGACTATCTTAACTATCATAAAGAGCTTGCAGGTATTCAAGAGATTCCTCAGGAACAAGAAGAAGAGAAAGAAGAAGACCTTCTAGCTCGTATCCTAAATGCAGTTATCCAAGAAGTCACTAAGGTAGAGACTAGCTCCCTAGCGGCTAAGGTTAAAGAGCATAATGAGAAGCATGGAGACAAAGGTAAAGTTACTACTTCCATGCTACGTCAAGTATATAACAGAGGTGTAGGCGCATATAAGACGAACCCAACTTCGGTACGTCCTACTGTCTCATCTCCAGAACAATGGGCAATGGCTCGTGTCAACAATTTCCTACGTACTATTAGAACAGGCCGCTTCCGTAGTGGTAAGCATGATACTGATCTCTTACCTTCTAAACATCCTCTCAGCACACGAAAATCACAAGTATGGGATGGAAGCGATCTACCAACGCAGGAACAGGTTGATAAAGCCGATAAGCCACTGAATAAACCCTTCAGACTTCCTGCAGGATCAAGCAAGAAGTTTGGAGTTTATGTAAAAGACGGAGATCGCACAGTTAAGGTCACTTTTGGAGACCCTAACATGGAGATTCGTCGTGATGATCCCAAGGCTCGTTCTAATTTCCGCAGTCGTCACTCTTGCGATACAGCAACAGACAAGACTTCTGCTCGTTATTGGTCATGCCGTATGTGGGAAAAGGGTACTACAGTGACTGATTTAACAAAAGACATCGAAGGGCAAATCCTAAAGACTGATGATGAACAACGCATCGTCTATGGATGGGCCTCTGTCATTACTGAGAAAGGTGAACGTGTAGTTGACCGTCAGGGTGACGTAATCGAAGCCGAGAC